GCATCTAGAGGACAAGGTAAGAGGCCGGACTTGGCTAAGCGCAATAGTGGCACAGCAAAGCCAATGGATCTTCCGTTGCGGGGCATTAGAACCACGCAAGAGATATATAAAACACTGACTGTTGGCACTGATAATAGGATTAATCACGCAATACCTATTGCTAAAGCATTGCAGTTGCCTGAGCGGGAATTACTGATTGATCCTTATGTATTGGGGGCTTGGCTGGGCGATGGTACAGCTACATCCGGTGCTATTGCAGGTATCGATGAAGAAGTCTTTGAGCATGTTGGTAATAGTTACCATGTAACAAGACATGCTAATCCTGTTACACGAGGAGTTCTTGGGCTACAAAAGCATCTAAAGATTATTGGCGTACTTGGCAACAAACATATTCCAGTCACATATCTGCGATCATCCTTCCATCAAAGACTTGGGTTACTACAAGGTCTTATGGATACAGATGGATACTGTGATAAGCGAGGTCAATGTGAAATACAGTTGACGCGCAAAGATCTAATAGACGGCGTTTATGAGCTAATACTATCGCTTGGCATTAAGGCTGTTATGAACGAAGGCATTGCCACTCTTAATGGTCGTGAAATAGGGCCGAAGTGGCGCATTAAGTTTATGACTGAGCATCCTGTGTTTAGGATAGCCAGAAAGCTAATTAGGCAGAAGAGAGCAGGATTCCGTGGTACGCATGACAATCGATACATTACTGATATCCAGCCTACTGCATCAATTCCTACTCAATGTATCCAGGTAGACAGTCCGAATCACATGTATTTATGTGGTCGAGAAATGATACCTACGCACAACAGCTCTCTTGTACTGGGGTTGGCCTTTAATAACCACTGGCGCTCTCTCATCATGCGCCGGCAATACACCGATCTTGGTCATTTACTGGAAGAGGCGCAGAAATTCAATGGAGGCCGTGACGGCTTTAACGGCAGTCCTCCCCCACAACTCAAGCGACCTGACGGCAAGATACTGGACTTCGGTGCTGCATCAAAGGTCGGCAATGAGCAGCATTGGCAGGGTAACCCACATGATCTGATCGGTGTGGATGAGGCAACTCAGTTCGCTGAGATCCAGATTCGATTCCTGATGGGATGGTTGCGCAGTACCAAGCCTGGCCAACGTAAGCGGGTTGTATTGGCCACCAATCCACCCTTATCCGCTGAGGGTCTGTGGGTGACCGAGATGTTTGCCCCCTGGCTGGATGAAAAGTTTGAAAACCCGGCAGCTCCCGGTGAATTACGGTATGCCATTGTTCCAAACGACAAAGAGGTGTGGGTCGATGGCCCTGAGCCTGTCTGGAACGAAGAGATGCAGAAGTTCCTTGAGCCCAAGAGCTACACCTATATTCCCGCGGCATTGAAAGACAATCCATTCCTGGCCGGCACAGGGTATGACAAAGAACTGGATGCGCTCCCGGAAGAGATCAGAACCGCGTTGATGGGTGGGTTCAGGACTACATTCAAAGACGCACCCATGCAGATCATCCCGACAGAATGGGTGCGGTTAGCGCAACAGCGGTGGCGTGAGGTACAACCTGACGGTATTCCAATGTGCAGTATTGGCGTTGATTGTACAGGCGGGGGCACTGACCCTATGGTAATCGCTGCTCGATATGATGGCTGGTTCGCGCCATTTATTGAGATTCAGGGCAAGGATATGCCGATTGACGGCATTAATAAGGCGACTGCGGGTCATATCGTGACCAATCGCAAAGACGGGGCTGAAGTCATTATTGATATGGGCGGGGGCTATGGCTCCGGTGCCTACGAGATATTGAAGGACAATGACATTGATGTGTATAAATACATGGGCGCCGAAGGCACGACCAAGCGCAGTAAGGACGGAAAGCTCAAATTCACCAATACCCGGACCGCGGCATTATGGTTATTCCGCGAGGCACTTGATCCAGATCAACCCGGGGGGTCACCTATCGCATTGCCTCCCAGTATCAAGGTGATGGCGGATCTGTGCGCACCTACCTTCCAGGTCACCCCAAACGGCATCAAAGCCAAATCGAAAGAGGAGGTATGCAAAGACCTTGGCCGCTCTACTAATCACGGCGATGCTGTTATTATGGCGTGGTTCAGAGGCCCGACAGGGATAACGCATTCAGGCGATTGGGCGTTCGCGCGCGAAAGCAGGAAACAGAACCGTAATCCATCCGTGGTCATGGGCCGAAAGAACGCAAAAAGGAGATGATATGGCAGATCTAGTAACTGGCGCATTACCGTCAAAAGTACCGACTAACGTGCTGCAGCCGGAAGAAAAGAAGCCAACAAAGCCACGTGTCCCTGATGACCCTCAAAGTGTTGTCGCCAAGACACGTGTACGGAGACTCGCAGCACTGACCGCAGCTAGTCGCCGAGGTCGTGCCTCAACCATTCTCTCGGATACTATCGGATGAATATTAAATCTCTCGTTGAGACCATTGAAAAGCTGTTCTCTAACAGAGGCACGCTCGTTTCTGTATGGCAGGAACTGGCCGAGAATTTCTACCCTGAGCGTGCTGATTTCACTGCGAAGCGTGATATGGGAGATAATTACGCAGATAACCTAACCACCAGTTTCCCGGTGCGCTGTCGAAGAGACCTTGGCGATCAGTTCGGTGCAATGCTGCGTCCACGGTCTAAATCATGGTTCCACATGAAACCCATTGATGAAGACCGAATTGATAATGACGCCAGTAGATGGCTGGAATGGGCTGAAGACGCACAACGTCGGGCCATGTATGACCGGTCATCGCAGTTTACCAGGGCGACGAAAGAAGGGGATCATGATTTCGCTACCTTTGGTCAAACGGTACTATCGGTACGGCTCAACCGTTACGGTAACGGTCTGTTATATCGCTGCTGGCATCTACGTGATGTGGTGTGGATGGAGAACGAAGACGGTGAAATCAATCTCATCGCACGCAAATGGAAACCCTATGCCAAGGATCTAAAGGCGTTGTTTGGTGATAAGTGCCATTCAAACGTCACCCAGAAGGTAGAAAAAGAACCGTTTGCAGAGATTGAGTGCTATCACATCATCGTCGAGTCAGAAATGTACGATGGGAAGGGTAACAAACCGTATTTCTCGATCTATTATGACAAAGCCAACGAGCACATCATGGAAGAGGTGGGCGTATTCAACAAAGAATATGTCATCCCGCGGTGGCAGACTGTATCCGGTTCTCAATATGCCTATTCTCCCGCCTCGATTGTTGCGCTGCCGGATGCTCGTATGATCCAGGCAATGACCTATACCTTGTTGGAAGCAGGCGAGAAAGCCACCAATCCTCCCCTGATAGCCACCCGGGACGCTGTACGCAGTGATATCTCCATTTATGCTGGTGGTGTGACATGGGTGGATCAAGAGTATGACGAGCGCCTTGGTGCCTCTCTGAAGCCCATAGAACAGGATTTGAGAGGATTACCGGTTGGAATGGAGATGGTTCGTGATAGCAACGCGCTATTGGCAGAAATTTTCTACCTCAATAAGCTGGGGCTACCAGATCGCGGCGGTCCAGAGATGACAGCCTACGAGACTGGTCAGCGCGTGCAGGAGTACATCCGTGGCGCCATCCCTATATTCGAGCCAATGGAAGTGGATTATAATGGCCAGATATGCGAAACCACCTTTGACGTAATGATGCGAGCAGGTGCCTATGGTCCTCCCCAAAGCATGCCGAAAAGCCTACAGGGGGCTGATATTCAGTTCCATTTCGAGAGTCCGTTGCATGATGCGATTGAGGCTCAGCACGGTCAAAAGTTCCTTGAAATGAAGGAATTGATCTCTCAAGCCATTGAACTGGATCAAGGGGCCATGTCTATCCCTGACATCAAGATGGCGCTACGCAAAGCCCTTAAAGGTATCGGTGTCCCGTCAGACTGGATCAATAGCGAGATGATGGCCCAGCAAATACACGATGAGCAGGTGCAGGCAAAGGCAGATCAGGCGATGCTGGACCAGGCAGAGCAAGGAGCGAACGTGGTGGAGAAAGTTGGTAAAGTGGCCGCATGACCGCTCCAAAGACCCGGAAAAAGACGATTGAGGACCACGCGCCCTATCTTCCTGCTGATTACACGCCTGGGCATGTATTAGCTATGCAGCGTCTGTCTGTTGGAGAAGCAAACGAAGAAGAACAAAAGATGGCATTACAGTGGATTATCGAGAAAGCAGCTGGCACGTATGATGTGTCTTACCGTCCCGATAGCGAACGTGATAGTGTATTCGCGGAGGGCCGGCGCTTTACCGGTCTACAAATAGTGAAGTTGTTACATATCAACTCTCTGGCAATGAAGGAGAAAGCATGAATATTCAATACTACAAAAGCCTGTTTTCATTTATGTTATTCAGCTAT